TTGATAAGTATTTGGTATGTCTGTCCATTCTCTTGCGTCGTAAACAGTTGTACCAATTACAGGTTTTATTTCTTTTAGTTTATATCTGTATTTCATATCCTAGAGTATATATGATAAGATTCCGAATGTCAATACTAAAAATAATAAGATATCTAGCCAAAATAAAAAGACAATTATCGCCTAGAACATTTATATCCTACAACTTTAATTGTTTTGCCCTCACTACCATAACCATTATACACGTGGTACGTGCGTCCTGTTAGTGGTGTTTGTTTTTTTGGTTTTGATTCTATCTCCCAATGATACCAACCTGCACAATTTTGTGGTTCCCAGATCTCTACAAATTTAGTTGATTTAATCTCACCGGTAAATGTTAAGTACAACAGGGAGATCATTACAATCTTTTCCACTTTAGAATAATTCTAAACTAGCTACCTTGACCGATGCTAGGTTTAAAATTCCTTTTTTCTGCTTTGTTCATACGTTTTTTGTGACGACCTAGTTTGCGTTTAGTTCGATGAACGTATGTGTTAACTCCAAATCTAACTTTCTTGACCATCTTCTTTACTCCAATCATCGACTCTTAATTTCATACGAGTGTTTCTGTCTTTAATTGGCATATACTTTATGTGGCCGTTAACTTTCTGTTCTAAATCTGATCCGCAATTAGTGCATCTGTAAAAAGCATTATCAAAACCTATTAAAATAGTTTTAGATATACACTCTGGGCATTTACCTGTAACGATTTCTGTGTGGAATAATTTTGTCATTAGTAATCTGTAAAATTAATTAATTTTTTTCTATCATACTTTTTCTTATCTTTTACTATACGTTGATGAAAACGTCTGTCTCTTAAATAGTTAGCAAACAGATTTAAACGTTTAAGATTATTCAAGAATGATTTTTTTGATACTTTTTTGGCCAAGATAGATCTCCGTTTCAGCTTTTGCTTTAATACACTTATAGCTTACGCTTGGGTTGTAATCTCTCTCTGCAACTCTCTTACCACGTAAGCAGGTTGCCATATTTTCTTGAATTCTATGTTCCTTAATTTCTCCGTTAATGAACATTAAAAGTCCTACCACAGTTTCAATCATTAATGTTTTCCTCCGTTTGCAAACTCTCTTTGTCTGTCTTTTAATTTTTCAATATCTACAGTAGCTTTCTCCACTTGTTTTTGTAGAAACTCAATATTTACTTTATTGTGCATACCATCTTCAATTGCTTTGTTTAATCTATCCACAGACTTATATAAATCCTCCACCAACATATAGAGCTCCGCTTCTCCAGATGATTTACCTAATTGCCCT